AATTTACCATGCATTCCGCGAGTGATACTGCAGCTGTTGAAACTTTCTATGCTACCAGCCGAAACTATATCACTATTCAACGATTGGACAGAGGTGTAAGTGTGCAAGGATTCGTGTTGCAAGGCAACATAGTTTGTACCGTTGGTCACTTCTTAAGTGATTTAGAATTTGACGACGAGCCTGTAACCTTGGTTGTTGACTCAATCCCAGTGAGTAATGTGACTTTTAAAATAACGTATGATGACTTACTATTCATTGAAGACGCGGACACAGTGTGTTTTAGACTACCAAAGAATGTTGTTGCCTTCCGAAGTATTGTACACCATTTTGTCGATGAAGAACCTGTAGATGCACCTGGAGTAATGATGCCACGCTTAACTGTAAGCGGTAATCGTTGTGTGCTCACAGAAAAGTATTGTTCCGATTACAGAGCCCTAGGATCGCAGCAATACAAATATGATGGCAATTATATTGTAACGAATGGATGTGGAAGTTATGGTATGCCTACTTCTAAGGGTGACTGTGGCAATCTTATATACCTTGTTGATCCCACGAAATCGAGAAAAATTGTTGGCTTTCATATAGCTGGCAATGGAACTGTAGGTATATGTAAGGTTGTCACACGTGACATGGCACTTGATATGGTTGCACAAATGAAAGAGAAGTTTCCATGTGGTACTAGCGTTTCACCAATAATTGAAGAAGAACTTGAATGTGATAATGATGATGAAATGGTGGCACAGGGAATGGAACCTCCCCAGCCGATTTGGGAAGGATTGGGATATCACCCTATTGGCACATCTGATGTGAAAATAGTTGGATCTGGAAAAAGCCAGTATGCACCATCGATTATACACGGGAAAGTGTATGAAGTGACGCACAAACCAGCGAAATTGAGAACCTACAAGAACACTGAAGGTATTCGCATTGATCCACTACACCGAGGTGAGGTTAATAAAACTGATTCGTGGGTGCCTGAAGAACGACTTGATAGTATCATTGATAATATGTATGACAACATAATGATGTACCCTGATCATTCAAATGAAAGACGACTATTGACTGAAGATGAAGCGATAAATGGCGTATTGGTAGGGGAGAAGACCCTACACCCATGGATTGGTGCCATGGAAATGAAAACGTCAGCCGGATTACCTTTTATTAAGAAAAGAAGTAAAGGAAAAGGTAAGACAGGTTTGTTTGAATTCAAAGAAGGACAATATACGATGCTTGATGAAGTAAGAGTTGAATATGACAAGTTGAAAGAATCTATTGAAAAAGAAGACGAAAGTGACTGTCTATGGCCCGTATTTTCGGACACGAAGAAAGATGAATTACTGATAGCTGCCAAAGCTGATGCTGGAAGAACACGCATATTTAATGTTGGACCAGTCCATTTCAACATACTCTGTCGGGAATATTTTGGTACGTTTAACGCACACATCATGGCCAACCATAACGAGGGCGAAGTAAAAGTGGGTCTGAACGTGCATTCAGATGAGTGGAAAATATTCTACAACACTCTGATACGTAATAGTGATCCTGAAGCAGTTTCCTTCTTAGCAGGAGACTGGAGTGGTTGGGATAAGTCGTTAGCTTATCAATTTTGTATGTCCTATATCGAATTAGCGAATAAATGGTATGCGGATGAATATGCCAACAGACGTATCCGCATTGGGCAAATGATGTTTAGTTCATTCAGACAAAATGGAAATCAACTGTATCGAGTTTTCGGATCTTTACCATCAGGTATTGTCATGACAGCAGTTGGTAATTCCGTTATTAACATGGCAATCTCGCGTTACGTATTTCTGCGCTGCGTTGAGGAGAAAATGGGTGACTGGCGGGAGTGGCCTAAACTTTGGCAAGAAAATGTACGTTGTGGTTTTTATGGAGACGATGCTATTTATACTATCTCGAACAAGTATTTAGACATGTTCAACATGCAATCTATCTTAGAATATGGAAAAGAGATTGGCATGAAGTATACAGCACCTGACAAGAGCGACTATGTACCCAAAACGATGAGTGAAACTGAAGTGACATTTATCAAACGACGTTTCGTACAGTATCAAGGTATCACACTGGCACCACTTGAATGGATTAGCTTATGTAATATGGTGAATTGGCGACGGAGCGACATGCAACCCGAAGATGCTATTAAAGCAACATACAATTCCTTCCAGATTGAGTTGTTGCATTACGGCATGGCTGTGTACACCGAAGAGACGACTAAAGTACGTGCAGCTATACTTGCGAAAGGTATATGGGTTGAACAGAAAGATTGGC